ATAAATAATAATTTAAAAGAAAAAGAAAGATATGATCTATTAGATAAAATCTATAAAAATGATAAATCCATATTAGATAAAAATAGGAAAACAAAAGAGTTTGCAGATAATAAGATTTTGTGTAACTTTGCTAGATATATAACAGAGCTTAATGTAGGTTATTTTATGGGAGAACCTATAAACTATAATGTTAATGAAGGAATTGATATTGAACCTGTAATAAATAAATATAGAAGTAATAGTATGTTAGACATAGATAAAAGTAATGCTAAAAAGTTATCAAAGTATGGAGAATGTTATGAACTTACTTATATTGATGAAAATTCAGAAATAAAAACAAAATCTATTGATCCTAGATATGCTAAAGTATTATGCGATAATACCTTAGATGAAAAAGAAATACTTGGGATATATTATTCTATCAGTGATGAGTTCAATTACGAAGAAGTCAATAAAATAGTAAATGTATACTTATATACTGATGAAAAAGTTTGCAATTTTAGTTATTTATTATCTGGAGGAATAAATACAAGCAATGCTGATTTTAAAGAAAATAAACTTAAAAAAATTCCTCTTATACATATAAAGAATAACGAAGAACAAATAGGAGACTATGAAACAGTAATAAGCTTGATAGATGCATATAATAAAGTTATAAGTAATGATATTGATAATATAGAAGAGTTTATAGATAGTATAATGATTATTGCAGGTGAAAGAGAATTCACTAAAGAACAGCTTAAAATTTTAAAAGAGTTAAGAACTCTTACTGTAGAAAAAGATGTAAATATATCATATTTAACTAAAGTATTAGATGAAACAGGTATCAGTGAAGTATTAACAAGACTTAGAAAAGACATACATAAATTCAGTTTTACACCAGATATAACTGATGAAAATTTTGCAGGTAATAGCTCTGGAGTAGCTTTGTTGTATAAGTTACTTCCTTTTGAGCTTTTAACTAAAACTAAACAATCACACTATGAAAAGGCAGTTAAAGAAAGATTTAAACTATATGTAACATTTTGTAATATCATTGAAAATATGAATATTGTAGATGTTAGTGAGTTAGATATTAAGTTTAAACGTGGATTACCTAAAAATGATTTAGAAGTTGCAGATATGATCACTCAACTTCAAGGAATGGTAACAAATAAGACACTTATATCTAACCTTTCATTTGTTCAAGATGCGAATGAGGAAGATGAATTGATTAAAAAAGAAGAAAAAGAAAGAGCTAATCAAGCACAAACTAAGATGATAAATACAGGAAACTATAATATAGGTGATGAAGATGAGACAGGAGAAGAAACATGAAAAGAAAAGGAATAAAATCACATATTGGGATGAAATAGAACTTGAAAGAAAGGCAATAAAAGCAAGATTAGAGGTAGAAGGAGCTACTGAGGAACCTATAAAAGAAATTGTAAATTTATATAATAAAGTAGAAAAAGACATAAATAAAGATATACAAAAAATATATGATACTTATTGTAAAAGAACAAAAGAAACAACTGAAAAAGTTGATGAATATCTTACTAATGCAGAAAAGAATAAAGAAGATAAGTATTTATTAAATAAAATCAATAATGCAAGTAGTGAAACAGAAAGAAAAGAATTAGTTAACATTTATAATGCACAATCTGCAATGTATAGAATGAGTAGATTAGAGAGTATTAAAAATAATATATCAATTAAACTAATAGGACTTGCAGGAGAAGAAGAAAAAATAAATAAAGATCACTATACTAAGATATTAGTTAATAAAGATAATAAATTTAGCACCTTAAAGCTTAAAATACAAGATGAAGGTGCTTTTAATAATGTTACTAAGCATATGATTGATGAGGTATTAGAAAAAAAGTGGTATGCTAAAAATTACAGTGACAGGATATGGGAAAATAAAGATAAATTACAAGAAGCATTAGATGAAATATTAGATAAAGGTCTAATACAAGGCAAAAGTATGCAAAAAATGGCAAGAGAATTTAATGAAATAACACATGCAGGCATTTATAATGCTACAAGGTTGATAAGAACAGAAAGTGCATATTATCACGGACAAGTAACACTAAAAGAATATGATGAGTTAGGAGTAACAAAGTATAAGTTTACTGCTAAGTTAGACCATAGAACGAGTGCTACATGTAGGAATCATGATGATAAGGTATATTTAGTATCTGAGGCAAAAGTAGGAGTAAATTATCCACCTATGCACCCACATTGTAGGAGTACAACAGTACCTGTAATAGAAGAAGAGAATAAAGAAAATAAATTTTATGATGATGTAACAGAAGAAGAATTAAAAAATAAAGAAAATGAAGGATATACAGTATATTCAAAAGGAGTATGGAAAAATGACATTTATTATGAAACAAATTCTATTAATAAAATTAAATTTAAGAATAATGAAAAAGAAAATGGGGAATGGTTAGCAAAAGTATTGGGTGGAATAGTTGAATATTTACCAGAATTAGGAAATCATGAAGGAATTAAATGTGCAGATTATATATATTATAAAAATAAAAATGATAAAAAAGGTATTTTTATAGATAATAAAGAAGTAGCTGGAAAAGGTAAAAATTCTTTTTATCATGCATGTGAAGGTAAAAAAAACCAAAGTAGTGTATTTTTAATTGATTGTACAAAAGCAAGTTTAACACTTGATGAGATAAAGGAAAGAATAGAAATTGTATTTAGGAGTAAAAAAACTAAATTTGTAAATAAATTAATAATAAAACAAGATAATAAGTTGATAGGTATATTTAAAAATAAATAAAAAAGAGTTGTTCCCTCTGTAATTTGGTCAGTGGGATCACAACTCTTTATAAAAATATAATAAACTATTTCTTAAAGAATGTCAATAGCTTATTAAAAAAATCTAGCATTAGCTCAGTTGGTAGAGTGCATGGTTTGGATCCATGAGGTCGAAAGTTCAAATCTTTCATGCTAGACCAAAGAAAGTAAGTAGTAAGAGAGCAAGTAGTAATACTTGCTTTTTATAGTGCTTATTTTTTTTAGCACCAATAAGAGGGACGCCTCTATTATTTCATTTATCATTAAACATATTGGGCAAAAAGAACAATATGGGGAAGGAGTAAAAAATGGAAAATGAAAATTTAAACTCAAATAATGCAGGAAATGAACCAGTGGAAGAAGTTACTTTTGATGATATCTTAAAAGATAAAACATATCAATCAGAATATGACAGAAGAGTAGCAAAAGCATTGGAAACAGGGAAAGCAAATTGGGAAAAGGAATATAAACAAAAAATGGAAGAAGAAAAGTCAGAAGCTGAAAGAATGGCAAAAATGACTGCAGAAGAACAAATGGCAGAAAGAGTTAAAAAAATTGAAGACAGAGAAAGAAAACTTCAAAGAAAAGAACTTATAAGTCAAACAAAAGAAGAATTAAATAAAGTTAACTTACCTTTAGCTTTTGCTGAGTATTTAGTTAATAACAATGATAAAGCAGAAAATATATTAAGTAGAGTAGGAGAACTTAAAGAAGTATTTAATTCACAAGTTGAAGCATTAGTAAAAGAAAGAATGGCAGGAGAAACACCTAAGGCATCTAATTCTAATACTAATGAGGCAAGAAACCAAGCTTTAAGACAAGCTATGGGTCTTGATTAATAAATATGATATAGAAAAGGAGAATATATAAAATGGCAAATACTATAGCAGTAACAAAAGAATATGTAGCTAATTTAGATGAAGTGTATAGAAGAGGTTCACTTACACAAGATTTAAATGCAAACCCACTTAAGATAAGAAAAGGAGCAATAGCAGGGGAATATTTAGTAAATAAATATAAAATGGATGGATTAGGAGACTATGACAGAAATACAGGATATGTACAAGGTGAAATTACAACAGAATGGGAAACAATAAAAGCAAATTACGATAGAGGAAGAAAGTTTGTTGTAGATGTGCTTGATAATGAAGAAAGTGCAGAAGTTGCATTTGGAGAGCTAGCTTCTCAATTTGTTAAACATAAAGTAGTACCAGAAGGTGATGCTTTTACATTTGCTACAATTGCAAGTACAAATAATATAACAAAATTAACACCTAAATCTTTTACAAAAGGTAAGGATTTAAGAGATGAAGTAATTACAGCAATGACTAAAATGGACGAAGATGAAGTGTATCCAGAAGGTAGAATACTTTATGTAACACCAACAAATTATAATTTATTATTTGGGGAAGAAAATACTTTTAATAAAGATATATTTGATTTATTTTCAAAGGTTGTAAAAGTTCCACAAACAAGATTTTATACTGAAATAGAATTAAAAGACGGTAAAGGAGCTAAAAAGGAAGGTGGATATGCTAAAAAAGCAACTACTGGTAAAGATATTAACTTTATGATAGTGCAAAAAGATGCTGTTATAAAAACAGATATACATATTGCATCAGATATAATACCACCAGCATTAAATGCAGATTCAGATGGATATATCCAAAAATACAGAAAACATGGTTTAGTTTATGTTTATGAAAACATGACTGCAGGAATTGCAATGTCTACAAAAGCTTAAATTATAAAATGGTGAGGGAATTATGGATAAATTAATTGAATCTAGAAATAAAATAAAAGAATATATAATGTTACTTAAGCCTGATATTGAAAACTCAGGCTTAGATTTTTATATAGAAGAATTAATAGAGAGAGTTTTATCCTATATTAATAGAAAAGAATTGCCAGAAACATTATATAGAACACTTGCAAAGTCTTATGTGGAACAAGAAAAACTTATAAAAGCTTATAATGAAGCAGAACACGGAGAAGTTGCAAGTGTTTCTGATAATGGTCAAAGCATAAGTTATAAGTCTAAAAAAGAAAGTATGGATATTGAGAATATAAAAAATAATGTACTTAATAATATAGAATCTATACTTGATCAATATAAGAAAAAAATAAAAGTAGTAGGTGAAGATGAATATATCAAATGATTTTAAAAGTACTATGGAAAAAGTAATGTATGATAAAAAAATAAAAAAGTATGAAATGGTAGAAGAGCAAGATGAAGAATTAAACATTGTTAAAACTAAGTCAAGCAATAGCTTTTTAGATATAGTGTGCAATATACAACCTATATCAAATGAATTAATTAAAGAAAGGTATGGGCTAGATATTAAAGCTAAGTACTGTATTACATGTAATGAATGTGACCTAAAGATAGGAGACTATGTAGAATATATAGAAGAAAACTACCAAGTAACAGGAAAGCTTAATTTTGATAGTCACATGAAGTTATTTATAGATGAAATTTAATATTGAGTTTAAAGGAATAGATGAAATAATAGCCTACTATGACAAAGTAGAAAAAGAGTTACAAGAAGATGTAAAAAAAGCAATAAATAAGTCAGTTAAAGTAGTTCTAATCAATGCAAAGAATAGTGCACCAGTTGATACAGGAAACTTAAGAAGAAGCATTCACAGCGAACTAAATATAGATAAAGGAAAAATTGAGGGAAAAGTAGTTACAGCTGTTGATTACGCACCTTATGTTGAATTTGGAACAGGTGAACTCGGAATTGCAACAAATACTAACTCAAAAATACCAGTAACATACACTAAAGGATTTCATGGGCAAGTTGCACAACCATTCTTTTATCCTGTATATTATGAGGAAGAAGAAAATTTTAAACGCGCTTTAAAAGATATACTCAAGAAAGGGTTAAAATAATTATGAGTAAAATTATAAATTTGAAACTTGATATGGTAAAAGCATTGAAAGAAGTGAATGTAGAAGGATTAGAGATCTTTAAAACCTCAGAAAGTCCTAAGGTACTTATAGAAACAAATACATTCAAGCCACCTATAATAACTTATAAGGTAATATCAGATGTAGTAGACTATGCTTTTAATAAAACAATTATGAAACAAAAGGCAATTTTTGAAATTAATATATGGAGTAGAAATAAAAGTGATATAAGTAAAATTCTTATAAAGTTAAAAGAAGTAATGTTGAAGCATGGTATATATTGTAGAGGAGGGAATGAAATAGAAGATACAGAAAGCCTATATAGATATATATTGCATGTAGAGATAAAGAAATAAATGAAAGGGGAAAATTAAATGGCAGAAAAGAAGTTAGAAGAAATAGTAGAAGAATTATATGGATTATCTGGAACAATTAAAATAGCAGGGAAAGAAATAGCTTTTATGTCAGATTTTGATATTGATCAATCTTTAGAAACCAAAGATGGTACATATTTCAAGATAGGAAAGAGAAAAAGAGCAGGAGCTATAGAATGGAGTTTTTCAGCAAATGGTAAAGCAGATTTTGGAGCAGATACTAATCAAACAGCATTATTAGAAGCTTTTAATGCTAAAAAGCCTGTTGAAATAGAATTATATCTAAATGACAAAAGATATTTTAAAGGTAAATCATTATTAAATAAATGCAAAATATCAAACAGTGCAGAAGGAGAATATAATCTTGAAATATCTGGAGATGGTAATAGTGCATTAGAACTTAAAGAAGTTGGAGTAGGTTAGTAAATATCTACTCCTTTTTATTTTAAGTATTTAAAAAACAAAGGAGAATAAAATAATATGTATAAATTAACAATAAAAGATAAAGAATTTGAGTTTCCAACAAATATAGGGGCTATAAAAAAAATCGAAACAGAATTTAATAAACCAATACTTAAAATACTTGATGATGCTGAAAATTTTAAGATAGATGACTATGTTAAAGTTTTAAAGTCTACTTTAACTAATAAAGAAGATAAAGAAGCATTTAAAGTCTATTCGTTGGAAGAATTTAACTATTTTCAAATGGCAAAGATATTCGAAGAATTTACAAATAAATTGTTTTATGGTGATATGTCTGAAAAGGAAATAGAAGAAAAAAAGCTACAAAGCATGAAGAAATACAAGGAATACAAAAAGTTAAAAGAACTGAATTAATTAAAGAAGTATTACAAACAGGTATAAAGGCAGGACTTAAGATACCTGAGATATATGATCTAGAGTTAGGGGAGTTTAACTTGTATATAGAAACTTATAATAATGAAATAATGAGAGAAAAAGAAGCTGAAATAATAAAACAAGCATATTATACAGCTTATTTTACAAATGGACAAAAAATAAAGCCATTAGATTATTATTTGAGACAATTAAAAAAGTCAAGTGTTAAAAAGGTACCTAAAACTAAAGAAGCAGTAAATAAAGGTATTGAATTTGCAAAAATGATGTCAAAAAAAATAAAAGAAAGTGAAAAGAAAGGGCAGTGATAATGGAACAAAAATTAACAGCAGTATTTACTGCTCAAATACAAGATTTAATTGATAAAATAAAAAGAGTAAAAAAAGAAATTCAAGGCTTTAAAGGTGATACTAAAGAATTCAAAATATCTACAGATTTAGATAAATCAGTAGATAGAGCAAAGTCTAAGATAAATGAATTAACTGATAGTGTAAAAACTTATAGGAAAGCATTAACAGGAACAAGTAAATATACAAGAAATTTAGTTCCTAAAAAAATACAACCAGTAAAACAAACACCTAATAAAGATAATAATATAACTATAGGTGATATTGTAGGAATAGGAGCACTTGTAAAAGCTACTAGTGCATTGTTTAAATTTGGTATAGAAGCAGTAAATACAACAGCAAGAATAAACGCTAGTGTTAGTCAAATGAATTTCATATTTAAAGAAAATACTGAGGTAATGAAACAATGGATATCTGATAATTCAAATCAATTAGGAATATCACAAAGTGCTATGATTAAATATGCTAACCTTTATGGAAATGTAATTAAGAACATAGAAAAAGACAGTAAAAGAACAACATTAAGAACACAACAATTCTTACAAGTTACTAGCATGTTATCACAAAAGACAGGATATGATATGCAAACTACAGCAGAGGCTATTAGAAGTGGTTTACTTGGTGAAACAGAAAGTATAGATAAATTAGGAATAGAAGTAAAAGCTAAAGTATTACAAACTACAGAAGCATTTAAACAAATTGCTAAAGGTAGAAGTTGGGAAAAATTAGAATATCAAGAACAACAACAAATTATAATGATGGGTATATTGGAACAAGCTTCTAAAAACTTTGGTACAAAATTTGAACAAAATATGCAGACATCACTAAATAGCACTAGTGCAAACATGCAAGATGCTAAAGATAATTTTATGTCTTTTATAGGAGATGGAATGTTACCTTTTGCAAGTATAGGAAATACTATATCGCAAATATTATTAAGTATTACACAAATGTTTAAAGGATTAGATAAAGAAACTTCTAGCTTTATAATAACATCACTTGCAGTAGTTGCTGTTATTCCTTTAAGTATATTAGGATTTAGTTTACTTCGGTGGTGTTATAACAAAATTAAAAACACAAATAGTATCATTAACAGGAGCAAATAAAGCATTGCAACTCGTTATGTCTAAAGGATTTTTAGGGACTGTAGGAATAATTATAATATCAGTTACTATTTTATCTGCAACATTCGGAGGATTATCAAATGTTATAAAAAATTTTGGTAGTGTAGCACAAGCAACTTTTGCATATATAGGTGGGGCAATAATCCGTACTATAGGTACTATCATAAATTCTATAGCTAGATTATTTAATTCTACGAGTACAGCAGGACAAGGTTTTATACAAAAAGGTAATGAAATGATAAAAACAGCATCAGATATTACTAATAAAGTAAAAGCACAAGGACAAGCACAGCAAGGAATAAAAAATGGAAGTGATAAAGCAGCTAAGGGATTAAAAAATAGTACTGATGCGAATAAAAAAAATGCAGATAGTGCTAAAAAAGCATCAAAGGCTGCAAAAGAATTAAAAGATAATTTACAAGGATTTGATGAAATAAATAAATTGGATTCAGATAAAGGAAATGTAGGTGATACTGATAAAAATCCAATAAGTGGAAATATACCAGATATCAAGGCGCCATCGATGGCAGGATTTGATGGTATGAAGAATCCTATACAAGGATTATTAGATAAATTAAAGGAACTTAAAGATTTTTTACCAGAACTTACAGTTGCAGGATTATTATTTATAGGTGTTGTTTTTGGGAATCCTATGATTTGGAGTTTTACTTTAGCTATAAGTGGCATAATACTTATAATAAAAGGAATTATGGAATATTTCGAAAGTCCTACTTGGGAAAATTTTGGATTAATACTAGGAGGAATAGCTTTGCTTGCTACAGGTATAGGAATTGCATTTGGACTTACTGCTGGATTAATAGTTGTAGCAGTTGGACTTATTATTTTGATAGTAGTTCAAATTGTTAAAAACTGGGATAAAGTAGTATGGGCTTTTCAACAAGGTGGAAAGATTCTTAGTGATTTTTTCAAATGGTTAGGTGATAAAATCGGTGAAGCATTCGCTAAAGCTTGGGAATGGATAAAACAAAAATGGAATGAAAGCATTGAGTGGTTTAAATGGTTAGGAAAATCGATTGTAGACGCTGTAAAATGGTTTATTGATAAAATTATAGAATTTTTCAAATGGGGATATCAAAAATCAACTGATGCTTGGAATGCTATGATAGGATTTTTTAGCTGGATATGGAATGGTATTGTTGGAATCTTTTCAAGTGTAGGTAGTTTCTTTAGTGATAAATTCTTACAAGCAGTAAATGGCATTAAAAGTGTATTTTCTGGTTTAACATGGTTTTTTAGGAGCGTATGGAATGGTATTGTCGGAATATTTACATCTATAGGTACAGCAGTAGGTAACGCTGTTGGTGGTGCCTTTAAAGGAGTAGTGAATTCTATAATAGGATTTGCAGAAGGTACAATAAATACATTTATTAGAGGTATTAATGGAGCTATTAGTGTAATAAATGCTATACCAGGTGTTAATATACCAAGATTACATTCATTATACATACCAAGAATGGCAACAGGTGGGATTGTAACAAGCTCTACACTTGCGAACATTGGGGAAGGTAAATATAATGAAGCAGTAATACCTTTAGGACAATCGCCACAGTTTAGAAGCATGAAGGAAGATATAGCACAAGCTGTTATAGATGGACTTAATGCTAATAGAAATGAAGGAAATGAAGGAATTCCTGGACAATATAGAAAAATAGAAGTTGACTTAAGCTTTGGAGGAATACCACTAGCTAAGAAATTAATAGAATTACAAGATGAAAATGGAGAATATGTATATGGCTGATGTATTGATAAAAATAGATAATCAAGAAATACCTATAGAACTTATAAAAAAACTACAGGTTGAATACAATAAAATTGATGGAGAAGGTACTAAAAGAAATCTTGCAGGTACAATGAGAAGACAAGTAATAGCTAATAAAGCTAAACTAACAGTTGAACTTGTTCCTATGCTTGAAGAAAACGATGTACAAGCAATTCTATCTTTGGTTACAAAAGATGAAGCAAAAGTAGAATATTTAGATCCAAAAATAAAAGGACTAAAAACTATAAAAGCATATTTTTCAGCACCAAAGGTATCAACACCAATGAAAGATGAGAGAGGACTTATTTATGATGAGTTCTCTTTTAATATTATAGAAATGTAAAGGAGACTATAATATATGATTTTAAAAGAAAAAATAATAGATATATTTAGATCAGATAGTGCAGAATATAAGATAAAAGTAATATTAGATGGTAAAGATATAGCAGAAGATATAGCAGAGTTTAAACTTAGTTATATATCAAGTAATAATAATATGATAGGAGATATAAATTCAAAGACTATAGAAATGAAGTTATTTAATTCTTCTAAATACAATATAACTAATAAAGAAATACTTATATTTGCTACTGCTAAAAATGCAGAAGTAGAAACACCACGAGAGTATAGAATAGGATTATTTAAGATACTTGAGATAGTATCGAAGGATAAGAAAAAAGATGAAGTAAATGTAAAAGGTAGAGATTATAGTTACTTACTTAATTCTAAACTTAAAACAACAAAAGAATTCGGAACATATCCTTTAAATGTTGGAACGTTAATAGAAAAAGCTAAAGATGCAACAACACTTCCTAGGGTATTAAAAAAAACTGATTCTATAGCAAATATTAATTATATATTACAAAGACCTGTATATGTGAAAGATGAAGTGATAGGAAATTTAATAAGCCAAATAGCAAAAATTACTGGTTGCAATATATATATAGATGGATATAATAGTCTTTTTTATAAAAAATTAGATACAAATAATGTTGATTTTAGATTTTTAAAAAGTGATATATTTGAACAGAAAATAACAGATATAGAAGTAAATGGCTTCAATACTGTAACAGCAAGTAGAATATCAAATGGAGATAATACTACAACAGAAGATGTATTTTATTCTATAGCACAGTCTGGAGAAAAGAAAAGAGAATATAAGTTACTTGAAAATTGGGTGATTGATGATGATAGAAAAAGTGCATTACCTGAATTATTAGATTCAATAAAAGATATAAGATATAGAGGGTGTGAAATACAAATACCACTTGCGTTATTTATAGAACCTTATGACATATATGAGGTTGAAACAGATGAAGGAATAATAAAAATTGTAGCACAAGAAATAATTCATAATTTTACTATAAGACTTACAACTATAAGATGTAAAGTGGAAAACGAAACTAAAACAGATTATAAAAGAGCGACATTAAATGAAAAAATAGCAAAAACTGAAATTAAAGTAGATAAAGCACTTGGAGTTATAACAGCAGAAGTAGCTAAAGTAACAGAAAAAGCTAAGGAACTTACAAAGTTTCAGGCTGATATTGAAGGGCTTAAATTATGGAAGGAAGCACAAATAGATCTTACAGATCATAGAAAAGGTATAGGAACAATTATAACAAAAGAAGCTGAAGATTTTAATATAGTTAAGTATCAAGCACAAGGTGGGACTGCTTATAGATATATAGAAGGATTATATCCATCAGAAGAACTATTCCCATCAGAAGATTTATTCATGCCTGAAAAGGTAGGAATGGAGGAAATAGAATGATAACTATAAAAGTATATAAAGGAAGTAATACAAGTTCTGAATTTAAAACTTATAACCTTGATAATGATAAATTAAAAACATTTGAAATTTATAATGATTTTATGAGTGTAAATGAAAAAGGTGAATACACAATAGAAAGATGGATACATATTAATGAATATGGTGGTTATACAATAGAAAAGAAAATAGAAACAGGAAAAATAGAAAACTTTTCATTATATAAAGGTATAAATGTTATTGAGATAGATTCAAAGAGAAGTCAAACAGAAATAATATATATAATAGAAAATCCATATACA